TGATCATTCCGTGATCCTCCATGGTATTGCCGCCAAGTCGGCTTTTGTAGTCATGGTTATACTGCCAAGTCAGTTCATGATTTAATTATAAATAATCGTTTTTATAAAATCTCCCCCGCTGGTTTTCAATGAAAATCAGGGGGATTAACCCCCTGATCTTCTTAGTAACGAAATGGTCTACTTTAAGTTACTTGTCATCTACCCTCTGCCACACATGACCGCTTGCATCCGTAATAGTATCGCAAAAGAATGTTGTGGTAAGGAATTTTACTTCTGACTTAGCAATCTCAAGCAGATGTCCCTCAATTTCTATTTGTCCTTTATAACAGGTATTTTCTTCTTTCATTCGTTTTCTCCTTTTCTGTGTCCACAATAGAACGAACAACCGCAACAAGGCAAGCCTGTTACTGCACATATGTACTCTAAAAAATCCATCCTTACACCTCAGGGGGTCTACTTTAAGTCACATGAAAATTTAAATCAAAATGGATTCCCAACCAATTCAGCGAGATAACATATTTGCATCCGTCTTTAATAACTAAGACGGTTGGAATTATGGAAATGATGCTTCCTTTCATATTCATCTCCTTGGTCTACTTTAACGCACAAAGCGCGTTCTTAATCATAACAGAATGTATTTCTAAAATACGCAACATTATTTCTAATGCAATTAATCAAAAGACGTTCAAAAGCATCTGCCATGCCACTATATGTAATAGCAATCGGATGACCTTCAACTTTTGTTTTGTTGTAAAAATCGCTTACGAAAAATGGGTCATTGTTTTGTACAATATACGGCAGTCCATAATGGTCAGCAATTTCAATAATGGCATAATTGAAAGCATCCCTTGTTGAATTTTCTCCGATTCCTGCGATGGTAAACATAACAAGTTTCGCATGTATTGCGTGATCCTGAATCTGCTCGATAATCTTTCCATAATTGCCGTAAAACGTATCAGGATAATCCGTATAGCTTGAATGGCTTGTTATGTCCGTAATGCTCCCAAGGTAAGAAGTCCCAAGGCTGTAATAATCATTGATGCCAAGAACAAGATAATATATATCTTCGGGTTCACTTGACTGCATAAGTGAAAGTCCTTTATTGTCTGTAAGCCATGTGCGTGTGCTTAAACCGCCTTTACTGTAATTAGTACAGGTTGTTCCAAGTTTCCTTGCCATGATCTGCCCCCACGAATGAGCATAATCGTCTTTTTCTGTGTTATTAAAAAACAATGCTCCGCTTGCGTAGCTGTCGCCAATTACCCCAAATTTTTCAAACAGCGAAAGATTGACATATGGGATTGTGGTTGGCAGAATGTTTTTTACCGTGGTATATACTATCGGCTGTGTTACATTACTGGAAATAATAACGTAAGTAACCCCATTTGATTTATACGATAATTCTACGACATCATCATTCGTAGAAGTAACTATATTTATTCGGTTACTACCGTTTTCATCGCAGATCGAGAGCAAACTCACAATGTTACTATAGCCTTTTGCCTTAAATTTGATTGTTTCGTTTTCAAGTCTAATTGGATCAGAATATCTAAAGTTGCTCCCATCCATTATTCTGCCGTCCCTGTGAATGAAACCTGTGTTTACAGATGGAGCAATGGCTTCGACAGATACAACTTCAGACATGATGCTTTCAAGTTGATCGATTCTGTATGTATATATAATTAATCTATGCTCTACATTCTTGATGTAACTAACTGCGATATATCCATCTGTTTTTACAGTATATTCATATGTCAATGGAGCTGTTTCCGTTGAAATAACTTTCGGGGCAATGTTACCACCAGAAGAATTGACAGTTGAAATCATCGCAACACTGGTATTATATCCCTGTGCATAAAGTGAGACTTTTTGTCCTGCCTTTACGGGAATAGGCGCTGAATACTGGAAATTATTTGCATCAACAATACTGCCATCCGAAGAAATATATTTGCCATCTGTAACATCAAAAGTAGGTTCATTTATTCCAACCATAGGCTTTATTGTTGACAACGAACTTGTGTTTTTGTCAACCTCTGTTTTGATTTCGTCTATCTGAGGCTGAAAGTTTAGATAACTTCCAGTTTTTTCGATAACAACCGCTTGCGCTGTTCCGCCGCTCAAATATGCGCTTACAAATTCCTCTGTAATTGCAATACTCCTTGAAGTATATCCAGAAATAGTCCAATAATCATTAGTTCCGTTTTTACGCCGCAAGCGCAACTGTCCGGCAGTAATTGCTCCGCCATCTTTCGCAGTTACAGTAACCGTTTCACCAGAATGCACATAAAACGACGTTGCTTGGTTTAATGTGTCAATTTCAATCTTATATGCAACGGCATCATAAACGGAGTCAAAAGCAGACTTTAAGTCACCAACTTCGTCGCCCAGCTGCACTTCTGTCCAATGAGCCGCGGTCCAGGCTTCAGCTGTCGTGATCGCTGTCGTGCAGCGGTACAGCTGTGAGTTATATATGCAGTAATCTCCCACCACATATGTGGCGGAAGTGCTGTATGCGTCGGCTATGTTTGTTACATCACCGTTGTCGCCCTTATCACCTTTATCGCCCTTTGCTCCGGTCGCACCTGTGTCGCCCTTGTCGCCCTTTGCTCCGGTCGCACCTGTGTCGCCCTTCGGGATTCCGAACGTGAATTTGTTGTTTGCAAATGATACTGATGCCGGCGATCCTGCTGACAGCGTTGAAGCTTCAGCAGTTACGCCCGCCCAGTCTTCAGCCACATCTTCTGCGGTTTCTTTCGCACTGTTAGCCAGGTCAAGTATCTGAGCGTATATCGACGGTGTAGGTGTCACCTCTACCGATCCGGGCACTGTGCCTTCAGCGACATATATCTGGTCACTCCATATCGTCGGTTTTATCTCGCCGCCTTTCGTGCCGTATACGCCTATCTTTATCCAGCCAGCCTCTTTTAAAACTTCCCACGGGATCTGTGCCTTGTTGTCAACGACGATCATCTCGATCGTTTCCCCGGCTCCCTCGAATACGGCAGTCTTGTTCCACTCGTCCCATGACGCGTCGAACGTAAAGTCGCACTCGTATATTCCAACGGATTCTGATACCGTTAACGATTCGTCTGTTATGGTAATGCTCTGGTCGTTAACTGTTGCTGTCATCTTTGCCGCTCCTTTTTTTCTTGCATTGTAACCAAAACGGGAGAGAATATCTCCCCCGCTCACTTGAAGCTGATAGTGCCTGGATATTCAAGCTCGATCTGTCTTAATCCCACGTAGGCCATGAAAAAGAAATTATACAGCGCCTTGCCTGTTTTCCCTCTGTCGCCTACGCAGATGTGGATATACCCATCTTCCATGATCAGGTCGTCTACCTCGCTTACATTGGCAGCAGATCCTGCCAGTGCCCAGGCAATGGCGGAGATACCGGCACATGCCCTTGAATCTGCATGGTGTCCGGTTATCTCCAGCTCATGTCTGTTTCTGCTGTTGCGGTATCTGACTTCTGTCATCTTGCTCCCGTCTGGTTCCCTTCAGGCCTTTCGATATCAGGCTTGGATCTCTCTGCAAGCCTCTGGCCGTATGAAGTCATGGGCTTACGCGCTTCTACGTTAGTCGCCTGGATGCTGTGGCTCCCGCCCGGCGCTCCGTGTGGGACTGCAGGTCCGCCCTGCTGCCCGTCCGGTGCTATGCCTGTCAGCCTCTGGATTAGCTGCATCATCTGCTGGAGCTGATTGTAAAGTGTCTCGCCTTCCTGTACTTTGTCACGCACTTTGTCGATGCCCTCGAATTCCATCATATCGAGTGCTGTTAAGGATTCCTGTGCCCTCTGCGGATTGAAGAATCCCATAGCATACAGCTCCTGTGCTCTCTGGTTTGATTCCATCAGACTGAAGGGAGATCTCTTTACGGCCTTTGCCCTTACATCGAATATCGGTTTCCTGTACAGGATCTCGCCGTTCATGCCCACGCCTGCCGGCTGCAGTCCTATCTGCGCATTGTTCATCTCGACAAACTTGTACTGATCGTTCGGCATGGTGATACGGAAGGCTCTTGAAACATCGTAGAACTGACGCATAAGCTCGATCACAAGATCGCAGATATCCTTATACGCCTTGTATGATGCGCTTATGGAATCTCTCGATACCTTGTTGCCCGCTTCCTGCAGCGCTGCTATTGCGGACGCAGCAGTGATGCCTGCGGATGACGATCCGTTGTTTACGTCCCTGTTGCCTGACGTTTCCTTAAGCTCGTTTACCTTACGGTCCACGACGGATACATACGTCGGCGACAGAGGCTGTGTAACGATCTCCTGGATACGGCTCTCGTTGACTTCGCCTGTTACGTGTACGAAGGGCTTGCTCCAGTCCTTGAACTCGTCCTCGTTCATGCCTGCCGATTCGCTTACGAAGAACCTCTTCTTCGTGTTGATCATTGAGCTTTCAAGGATGTTGGCGTCAAGCTGGTCAATGTAGATCTGCGGGTCTTTGTTCAGTGCGATGATGCCGAAACCGACCGGCGTACCCTTCTCCGGATACAGCGTATCGAATACTACCGGATATTCTCCATGATCGTAATAGCCCCTCTCAGCGTACTCAGGATCGTTTTCTGATGCGTACAGCACCTCTTTATTACAGAACTTGCAATAATGCAGCACAGTGCGTCCTGACGCGTCTGAGACCTTATAGTACCAGTCTACTACCACTGACTTGTCGGACGTGTCCACGTCATCGTCATAATTGTATTCCGTGATATTAATATTGCCGCCCTTGAGCTTGCCCTTATGTTCCGGGTACATCTGGTCCAGAAGATCCGTATCAACAAGGTCCACGATGAATAGGTTCCGTGAATCCTGTATGTTCGTGATGCCAGGCTCCCAGAATATCTTCATAAGGTCGATGCCTTTTACGGTGATATCTCCGAGGCCGTTGTCCTTCTTTGAATCCCAGAAGACGCCGTATACTCCTGTGCCGTGCTTAAGCTTCTCCCACCACTGATCTCTGTAGGTATCCTCGAAATCGTTGTACTCCATGACCACCGGCAGCACCTCTGTCAGAGTATCTGCTGATGCTTCGTCGCTCCGTTCACGCGGCAGCACGACAGGCTCAGGGAAGTTATCCATAGCATCTGCGTGTTTGCTGATGATCGTATTAACGAGCCAGGCTGACGTAGGCTTAGGTGTCGTGTCCTGCTCGCGCTTCTTGCGTATAGCTTCCCAGTGTCTTAGCTCCCACCACAGCTCGTCTTTCTTGATGCGGTCTTCAAGGTTGGCTTTGCCTTCTTTGTATTTCATGAGCAGAGCTGCAGCCTCATTGACTTCCTTCTCGCCTATCACGCTCTGAGGAATAAGCTCTGTCTCTTCAGGCATGGGCGGTTCAAGCCCCATTGGGCCTTTCCGTAGGCCGTAAAAGTATCTTCTATCTGCCATTAAAACCTCCTGTAAAATTCGTATCTATCTATCGTTTTATCATCCGTGTCAAGCGGGTTATATGGCTTAGGTTTCTTCGCCGGCTTCATCGGTGGGACGATTGGGTTACGCATTAGCACGTACTTCGTCATATCGTATAGATGGTCTTCGCCATCCGAATCAACGTCCTCGACATATCTCTCGTCGTATACAAGTGACGGTATCGTTCTTATCCAGTGCCTGCAGTTGTTAAACACCTGGAACATCGGGTATCCCTCGTCGTCATAGGATAAGCGATAGTGCAGCTGCATCTTCCCATTAAGTCTGTCATTGATGCCCCGCTCGAAATATATGCGCTCACGTTCGAACAGTTCGCCTATCGAGCTTCCGGCCTGCTTGCCCCATATGGCAGGATCACCGACTCTCGTTATCTGCCTGCCCTTAAGGTCAGGATTCGTTTCCTCGATCTCGCGGATCTTCTGCGCTACTTCCGTCGGCTCCATCTTGACGCCCTCATTCGGTGTACCTGTGCAGCCGTAATACTCTGCAATCATGTATATCGGGCTGTTGCCGTTCTTGTGCCTGGTGTTGGCTACTGCGAACCACCCAACAGCAAAAGGTCTTGCATATCCCCAGTCCATGCCGCATACGATCTTCCAGTCTGCCGGAATCTTGAAAGGCTCGATAACGTGCGTCCACCTGCCGTCCTCGTAGTGCTGCGGATCATCATCTATGTGGAATACCTGACCGCTGAAGCTGTCCCAATCTCCATACAGGAGCGCTTTCTTCTCTGCTTCCGGTAATGCTGCCAGCCTCTCTATGTATGACGGGTCATTCCGCAACAGCTCCTCGTTATCGAATACCGTAGACGGAACGAATATCCTGTGGCGTATGGCGGAAAACTCTTTCCCCTCAGGATCTGTCCATGTGGACTTGTCCTCTATAGGTGTCATCGGCGGAGCTGGATCTATGAAGCGGTCCTTTACCCACGCGTGGCCTATGCCGCCAGGGTTGCATGTGCATCTTATGTAGCACTGTGTACCGGGACCGTTAGGCCTGCATCTGGAGTGCAGGTAGATGTACTCGTCGAACGTAAAGTGCGTCAGCTCGTCAAACATGATGACGTCAAACGCCTGCCCCTGGTACTGTATCTTATCCGTCGGTCGGTTCATAGATCCGAAGATCACACGCGCCCCGCTTGGGAATTTCCAGGTATGCGAGGAGGAATTATACCTCGCTCCCGGAAACGCCTGCGGATAATATATAAGGCTCTTGTCAATGAGCTCGCGGAGCTGTGGAAAGGTCTTCCTGAGGATCAGGCATTTGTAATGTGGTATATGCACCTGTCTCAGCGCCTCTATTACAAGCGCGTCAGACTTGCCCCCACCTGCTGCTCCACCATATAGGACTTCAAACTCCTTCCGGCGCATAAAGGCCGCCTGCTTTGGCTGCGGTTTCCAGATGATGTTATTTGTCTCCATCCTCTTGCCGCTCCATCATGATCACGCCGCCGCCCACCTGTGCTTCTACGTTTACCTGTGTGCTTGATGAGTCACCCAATATGGTTACAAGTCTATCTAAGGCCTGTAGGTTCCCTTCAAGGGCCATATTCGTTACGACGTTTAATATCTTCTGCTTGTTTTCCTCTGTCAGTTCCTGCCGGAATACATCACGCAGGCTTCTGTATTTATCGTTCTTTGCTTTAGCGCCTTTCTTTGCACACTCCGTAGTCCTCGGATCTCCGGCCACAAAACTTTTTAGATTTTTCCTTGAGTTAGGGTGTTGCCCTTTTTCCATTCATCTCACTTCCTGTCTACCTCACGGTATAACCACGGCGCTGTCCACGCCTTTATTGTATAAAATCAATCCGTTTTATTCTCCCCCGCCGACTTTTCCACAGCCCGTATGCAGATCTTGCCGTCTTTCATAGGCTCTACGAGGATCATCGTATTAAGATCTATCTTCTTAGGCTCAATGAATACCGTGCTCTCCGGAAGCCCGTACTTCTTTACGATCTCAGCCACATATCCCTGATACATGCTGTCGATTTGTTCACGTGCGATCCTCTCCGCATGGAGCTGGTCCTGCAGCTTCTTTATCCTGTCCAGATAGAATTTGTTCATCTCCTCGTAGCGTTGTTTATAACTCTTCATAGTTCACCTCGCATATATTCTTCAAAGTTGTTTGCTGAATTGAATATCCACCTGTTGTTCACGTATCTCTGGAGCTTCCTTACGTTGTCTCCTCGGTTTGTCTTATCTTTGTCGTAGATCATTACGTATGGGCTAAATCCTATATCCTTTACCGTGTATATCCTTTCCAAATCCTGCTCGTGTGTCGTGTTGTAATTCGTGAGGATGTAAACAGCTACCTTGTGCCTGTCCCATCCCGTGATATCCTTAAATGCCTTTAGCTTCGGCACTACCTTGTCCCTGTCCTCGTATCTGTCCCATGCAAAATTTATCTGTTTGAGTTTCATTCTCCGTATATAGCCAGCCTTCTCTTCTGTCATAGCTCGGACGTCTACGCCCTGGTTAAAGTTGATATAAGCGTTGCTGTCTATCAACTGTTGGGCCAGATCCTTCCAGTCGCTGCACGCAAACATGTTCGGATCGCAAAGGTTAATGTTCTTCTGTCCTCTCCAGAACTCATCAAGGTCTGCTACCTTGCAGCTCTTCTGCCCTTCCTTGTCCTTCACAATGCAGAAGTCGCATCCTCTTGGACATCCTCTCGTAAGAAATCCATACGCCGTGTCTTTAATACCATAGAGATCGTAGTCCGGGTAGGTGTGCTCTACTTCCTCTGGCAGAGGATCCCCACCATCCGGATAGCTGTACCCTGTCCCGCCCTTGATAATTTCCTTAGCGTATACGGGATGCTCATAGTCCGGTGTGAAAGTAAACACTTTGGACATGTATACCCTGTCATACTCGTTTCCGAAAGGGAAATACATCTCTGCTGTATCTCCCTGACTCTTGTGCCATGCAGACAGCTTCATTAAGGGCAGGCTCGGAAAGTGGTGCCCGTCTACGTCTATAAGCCCTATTCTCATTCTTCTCCCTCCCAGAATTCATTCAGCATCTTAGCAATAGAACAGGCCCCGTAATCACCACAGCAGTATGTACGCAGAAAACGCCGCGCCTCCTCAGCATTGCTGAAGATGACGCAGCATCCTCTCTCGCAGGTAACTCTGTGCTTGATTACCTGCGTTAAGTATGGACATATGTACTCGTAGTGATAGTAGTCCTGCATTTTTATCTACTCGAACCTATTAACAGTATTATGATGGCAACCAAAAGGCATATGTTCATTACAAGTTTCATTCGTATCACCTCTTATAAGTTCCCTTTAAACACGGCGCTTGTCGCATCTTTATAACTGCACGCCTTTTCGAACAGCCAGTCAGCCTTATCAGGTTTCTTTTCCTTCTCCTGCCTCTCCGGATCACGCGCCAGCTCGTCCAGTGATTTCAACGTGAGGCAGCTTGTCCTGTATCGGAATTTCTTTGTGCAGAATCCGTACTGGTCCCTGTCTGGGCAGCCGACCACCTCGCAGGCTCTCGGGTGACGGTACGGGTCCATATACAAGTCAGTGATCACGTCCATGTCGGCGCCTTCCTTCCATGCCTTCCACCTGTACAGGATTCTCCGCCCGCCGTCACGGGTCATACCCGAGAACCGTCTGCCTTTTATAAACCTTTCGATCGTCTCCCAGGTAATGTAGTCGCCATACGCATCGATATAATCCCCGATCACGCTCCTGTCTCTGGCCTGGTACGCATAATCGTCAAGTTCAGCCT